AACCCGGTACCCTTAAATATAACATAGAAAGGAAAGATTTATTATGGCAACTGCTTACACTGTGACCATTACTAATACTAATACCAGTCCACTTGTTCTTCAAGATACTATCAGTCTTGTTACTATCAGTCCTACTGGTATTACTACTCCAGATACTCCTTATACAGAGTATATTTCTGATTCTGCTACTATTACTGATGGTTCTATTTTTGTTCCACTTTATAACAGAACTCAGATCTGCAAGCTTCCAGCAGGTAAAGCTCTTACTATTGGTACAGACAATACCCAGGAAGCTGTTTACTATCAGTTACTCACTCTTGAGGGTGCTACTATTGAAGTTACAGGTGCACCTATTGATGATGCAGGCTGATTGTGATTAACCGTGCTTGAAGCAAGCAATAGTTTGTTTCAATACTGTGTTGTGAGTTGGGGTTCATCCTCCAGCCCTAACTCACAAACACATTTTGGAGGGTTTATTCATTATGAAAATTGCAATCTTAAATAAAAGAAATGCCGAGCATTGTATTTGTAGACTAACCGGTGAACAGATCAACATTGAACCCAATGGATTCTACATTCTTGATACTCAAGAGGATAGAGAAATTAATTACTGGCTACACTTAAACAACAATGTTCTGAATAGATGTGGGTTAGAAATAAGTATTGATGATGAGTATATTAAAAAGTTGAAAAATACTAATCAAAATACTGGAAATAAGACACCTACAGATGTTTCTATTGTGGATAATGAACTTTCTCCTATAGTTCAAGAAATTGCTAAAATTACATATGTAAAAGAGGGAAAAACAGAAGAAGAGGTTCCTGTTTCACAAACAGATACTTCTACATCTGAACCTGAGTTTACAGAGGAAGAACTACTTAATAAGAGTAAGGAAGAACTCTGTCAGTTATGTGATAATTTTAACATTTCTTATAGGAAAAATGCTTCTGTAAAAACTTTAGTCAACCTTATCATTGGAAGTGGTGTTCTATGACACTTGCTGAATATACAGATGAAATCCTATTTGCTTTGGGTGGAACAGTACTAGACATTGAAATTGAAAAGGATATTCCTAAATGTGTGAATAAGGCTTTTAGAGAAGTAAAAACTTATATCACGACACCCGCGTATATGACAATACCATTTGGTGCTTCTGTTAATGGTATTGGAGGCACTGTTGATTTAAAGGATAAGAATGTTTATAGTGTTATAAATGTAATGAGACCTTATTCATACAATAGTATGTCTATGAATACATTGGATGTTTTTGGACTTAATCAGACATATACTGCTATTACAAATGTTAATTCATATGCAGATAGAATGCTATTACTACAACAATTAAACACTATTTCAACAGATCTTGATTTTATTTGGGATGCACACAATAAGCAATTAAGTGTCACGATGAATCCACCCTTTACTAATGCAATAACAATTCAGTATATTCCGGATTATAAAGATGTGGAGGAAATAACCGAGGTATTCTGGGTTGATATTATACTAAAACTTGCTACAGCTTATGCCAAGCAGGTTTTAGGAAGAATTAGAAGTAAATATACTTTAAATTCTTCACAGTACAACCTCGATGGTGAAACATTACTAAACGAGGCTAATACAGAAATCCAGGAGATACAAACGTATTTAAAAACGAATGTAGACCTGGCCTTCCCAATTGATTAATTTTATATTGAAAGGAAGATTTTACTATGGCAGATTTAAATGTTTTTGAACTCACTAATAAAGAGCTTCACAAGGCGGATAAGCAGTCCGTCAAAGAGTCTGTTAAGAGAACAACGAAAAAAAGAAAGCCATTTAGCATTCCACTCAGTAAGGTAAAGTGCGAGTCCCTTTCCAAGTTCCTTGAAGCCGAGGGTGACGAAGCAGAAGAGCTTACCGTTGATTATACACCTGAGGATGATGTTGTTCTTGTTATTGATCCAGAGATGGATGAGGTTCCAGAAGATACAGAAGAGGCTGTTGAAGCTGCTGAAGATCTAGTTGGACAGCATGTTTGCAAGTGCTCTATTTGTGGTGCTAACTATGTTACTGATTCTGATATCACTGAAGAAGTTGAAATCGAGGATCAAGAGTGTCCTGTTTGTGGTGAGACCGGTGACCAGATTGTTGTTGGTGTTATTACTCCTACCGATGAACTTTCCAAGGAAGACGAAGAAGATCTCACCGATGTTGAAGTTGAGGACGAAGAGGAAGTCGAGGACGAAGGTGACGAAGAGGAAGTCGAGGACGAAGAAGAAGTTGATGTCGAGGAAGACGACGATGACTTTGAAGAGTCTGTCAAGAGAGCTCGTAGACGTACACTTCAGAGAAAATCTGAGTCTGTTAGACGTTCTGTTCCTTCCCGTGTGACCAGAAAGATTTCTACAAAGAGACCTGTTGACGAGGGTTACCAGTTTGACGAAGTTACCTTCAACAGAATGCTTACTCGTTTTGCAAAAGAGAACTATTCTAATGTCAAGTTTGTTAAGATGACAAAAGGTTCCGTTAGAAAGAATACTCTTACACTTGAAGGTGTTGTTACCACTACAAAGGGTTCCAAGAGACCTATTAAGTTTGTTGCAGAAAACTTCAAGACTGACAAGAGAATGACTATTAAGTTCAAGGAGTTTGGACCATTTACAGAGTCCATGAAGAATGATAGAGCTACATTTATTGTTGAATGTGCTATGAGAGGTAAAACAATTACCCCTATCGTTCTTACATACAACTTCAAGACTAAAGATGCTGGTATGAAGGAAAGCAGAAATGCTTACTCTGTTACGGGTAAGGTTCTGAGTGAATCTGCAAGAAAGTTCCGTAAATAATGAAATAAGAATTAGAAGGGAGTTTTATAACCATGAAAAATTATAAAACTCCCTTAAATGAAATAACAAGATGGGAAATTATTAAAAAATCCCAACAACAATCTCCGGAAAGATTCAATAAAAAACAATTTTACAGAGCCAAAGACTTCAACAATGTTGATTTCGAGGAACTGTTTAATAGTGATTCATTTGTTTGGCGATCCAGAGTAGGAGATTATATTGTGACTATTTCATTTGAGGGTCCTTTTGCAAACCTATATAACCAAGTTCGTGGATGGAGTGGCAAGAACAGATGGAAACGTATAGATTTGAAACTTCTTACTAAATGCTTATCTAAAGCATTAGACGAGGAAGATATTCAGGTTGACTGTACTTGTCCTGATTTCATATACAGATTTGCATTTTGGTTATCCAGACCTAATGTAGACGCTAAATACGGTGTTAAACAAAACAGACCTCCTACGGTTCGTAATGTGAAGAACAATAAAGGTTATTGTTGTAAGCACGTTTTAGCAGTTCTGTACGGTAAAAGATGGGTTCCGGCTGCTGCGAAAGCATGGCTAGAATATATTAGAAGTAACCCAGAATTAGCTGAAGAACTTATATGGGGGTGAGCTAAATGGGTTTACTTACTAGAAAAGACTCTACTATATTTAGACAATATTTCAAAGAGATGGCAAGATTAAGAGGTATACAGGTTGTTTATCAGTATCCTATTGATATGTCTTTTACTATATATGCTGAAGAAAATCCAAAAGGATTCTCCGAAGAAATAGTAATGGACATTATATTTGAGGAGAATCCAAAAGTAACCACACTTCGTAAATATGGTTGGGTCTCTGAACTTCCAGAAGATAAACCTTATTTAGCACAGTTGCCTTTCGATGCCAAAAATCTTTGTAAAGGTTGTCGAATAAAAATAAAACCTCCATTACCATTAGCAGATGATCGGGTATTTGTTATTACAGATATACAAGCAAATTTAGAATTTCCAGATAACTGGATGTGTAAATTGGCTCCTGTGTTTTTTGCAAAACAACCCGAAAAAAATGCTGATTATAAAGATAAGAACAATGTGTTTATGAATTTGGACGAGTAACTATGAAAGTATGGTATCCTTATAACTACACTGATTCTAAATGCAATAGTATAAACGAGTATATTATGAGTTGCACTTTAGATATGTCTAGGTTTAAACTTATTCTTATGAAAAATATAATTTCCGAAAGATGGAAATTAACCACAAATAAACTAAATAATCTATTACATACTGATACAATAAAACGAACGGATATTCCTAATAGTTATATAAATGCTCTAATGTGCGGTTACGATCCAGTTAGAGGATGTTGTTATTATTATATATCACCGTTTAGAAAAGTAGGTAATACGATATACAGTTTAATAAAAACCATAAGATTATGTGAATATGGAAATGATACAATACCTCCTTGTAATTGGATACGACATAGTTATAACGAATTTGTAGATACTATAACAGGTGATCGAAGATGAGTGTTAAATGCTATGATGATGCTATAATTGCCAAATTTAGAAGTTTGTTCAATGATGACACTATTCATATATTACCTGTAGAAAATGCAATTCGTTTTACAGGTCAACTTAAAAAGGATAATGTAAGATTTCCTATGATATCTACAACCAGATTAGGTTACTCCATTATAGGTTCTAATGTGAATTTTAATGCAAAACGTATAGGTTCCTTTACAAAACGAGATGGTGAAGATAATAATATATTTGCACAAACAATTCCAATTAGAATCGAATACCAGTTAGATGTATTTACTGTTGATCAGGAAAGTTGTGATAATATCACACGAGAGTTGATATTTTTCTTTTATCAGCATCCTACATTGTTAGCGCATTTTGAATATGGACTAGATATAGACCATAACTTTAATTTGTTTCTAAATGACGATATTGTAGACAATTCCGATACAGTAGAACATATTAATAACGGTGTTATGTTCAGAAACACTTTAACATTTTATACAGATGATGCCAGACTGTTTAGAAGTAAGAAACAAAAACAAGGTGAAGTGGTAGCGTCTGTTGAAATACTAACCAAGGAAGGGATTGAAAATAATGTTCAATATCCAAAATCTAACAAATAAAACCTTATGTTTTCAAGGCACTACCATAGCACCTTATGGAACACTATCTTTAACATCTGTATATGATTATATTACATTAGCAAAACTTACTAATTCCGGTAAAGCTCGTTATTTTACTACCGCTGATATTAAGACAGAAATTGTAGAAGTTAAAGCAGAAGTAAAAGAGGAAGTCAAGGAAACTCCTAAAAAGGAAGAAACTGTTATTGAACCAGAAACAAAAACAGAAATCACTTCCGAGGTAATTGAAGATACAAAATCCGAAACAACAAAGGAAGAAACTGAAGAAGAATTCAAAAAAGAAAAAACTATAAGAACAACTAATAAAAGAGGTAAAAAACGTGCCACTGAATGAGTGTAATCCTATTTTAATGAAAGGGGAAATTAAATATGCCTCAGATCACAGTTAATGAGATTGATCAAAGTGTAGTAACTCGAGTTGTATCTGACGATAGAGTTAAGGTACTTTGTCCAATTATTGCTTCCTTTGGTCCTGCATTTGACGGCACACAAAACTCTGTTCAAACATTTACAGACGTGACTGATTTCAATAGAGCATTTGGTTATACATATGCTGAGTTTGATCCATTCACGAATGATTATTCCAGAATGTATGCAAGAGAGCTTATTAAGAAAGGTGCTGCTGTTTCTGTTGTTAAAATTAACAATAACGGACAGACTGCAGAGATGAATATTGATGGATTTAGTGCTAGTAGGGCTACCGCTAGTGCAAAGACTATTTGTCCTGCTGTTATGCGTTCAGCTGATTTTGAAACAGAACCTAAACTAACTGCAACTGCTACATCTGGCACCCAAATACAGACTGATTTACCACTTCCAGGAACTATCACTGTAACATATAAGAACGTTCCTTATACAGATGACGGTGTTATATACGATAACGCGGGTGTGAAGACTGGTTATGTTTATACCGACGACACTAAACTTGCTACTATTGTATATGCTGACACAGGTGTTACCATTACAGTAGAAAGTGCTGTTACTTCTGATGTATCCGGTATTACCTATCAGTATTTACAGAATGGTAATGATGCTACTAAAATGGCAAAGTATACATTTTGTCCACAGATTCAAGGTATTGAAGCAAAGTATGCCGGTTCCTTTGGTAACAACATTATGATTTCTATTACACAGATTAATACTTCTAGACTGGCTGAATCTTATCAGTATGCAAGTATTTCTGTTTACTATATCGATCAAGAGGTTAATTACAAATACAATTCTATCATCGGACAAACCGTTGTATCCAGTAGAATTGTTAAAGGAACCACTCTATTAGAGAACAAGATGGTTTCTACTAACCCGAATGATGCAAACTACTTCGAAGATGTCGAGTTTGACTTTATTCGTATTGTTCCTATTCCAGGTGCAAGAGATCAACTAACACTTGTCTGGAGTAACATCGAGGCTGCACCGCAATCTTCTGCACAGTATTCTGGATTCCCTGTAATACCGTTCAAGTATAAGGATGCAAACGGATACTCCACTAATTATAACTTTGATGCTATGTTTAATAAGACCTTTGGTACTGATTTTGCATATAGTACTGATGTTCTTGATAAACTAAAATTAGGTTTCAAAGGTTATTGGACGGGTTCTCAATGGTCTGTAACTGATGTAAATAATTATCTCGAAGATGTATATGGAGATTCTGGTATTGTGACTTATATCTATACCCAGCTTTCTGATGTATATCAGAATTTCAAGGATCCATATATTTACGACTTCGACTTCATAACAAGCTCTGGATTTGTATATGAACAATATAAATTAGAACCACAGCAAAAGAAAACAGCCTATACAGGATCTGCTATTGCTATCACGGATAATGAGGGTACTATTAGTACACTAGGAAACGGTATTGTTTTTGGTACAATAACTATAACAGGAACCAAAGATACTACTACAGTTACTATCAAAGATGTAGTAGATGGTGGTGGTAAGACTGGAACACTGAAAATCAATGGTGAAGGTGATTCGGTAGGTAGTGTTAATTACGAAACCGGTGCTGTAGCACTTCTGGCTGCTGCATCTATTACATCCGCATCCATTACTGCATATAGTTACTATACAGACGATACAACCGTTCCAAAAACAGCATCCGTTATTTATCCAAAATACAGTGGAACAGGTCTAAATACAGCACAGTATACAGCTCTTACTCCTATTCATGAGGCTATGAAAGCTCTTACAGAAGCAAGACAAGACTGTATTGCACTTTACGATGTTCCTAGAGATTATGATGTAAATGCTATTGTGGAGTATTCCAGAATGCTTAATACTTCTTATGGTACAATGCATCATCCATGGTGCTGGGTTATGTCTCCAGATATTGCAGGTAAACAAATTCTTATGGCTCCATCTTACATCTTCATGTATACATTCCTTTCTAACCTGATTGACAATGTAGACAGCCAGAAATGGTTCCCTCCTGCAGGTGTTACGAGAGCTACAGCAAGAGTTGTAAAAAGACCTGATTACGAAATCGGTTCTGTAATTCTTAACGAATGGCAGAATGACAATACTTCTAGAGTTAATCCTATTATGAAACTCAAGCAGTACGGTTATGTAATCTACGGTCAATACACTACACTCGAAGCAATAGATCTGTATACACATTCTGCACTTGAAAGTCTTAATGTTAGACTTATTGCAAATGTAGTTAAGAAGAGGATCTTTGATGTTTGTATGAATCTTGCATTTGATCCGAATACAGCTACACTCTGGCTGAAGTTCTATGCACAGATGGACGAGTTCCTCAGATATATGAAGTATAATGAGGGTGTTTACGATTATCGTATTGTTATGGACGAAAGTACTGTGACAACAGATGATATTAACCATCTCAAGTGCCCGGGTAAGGTTTACATCGCACCTACGAGAACAGCGGAGTTCTTTGATATTGACTTCATTATCACAGAAGCTGGAGCAATATTTACACAAGACTAATTACAGAAGGAGTGAAATGTTATGCCGTTAAAATTAGGTGCCTATCATATGATAGACAGAAACGAGTGGGAACCACAAAGAACGAATAACTTCGAAATTGTGTTTCCTAACCTAGGTGATCTAACATCTATTGATACGGGAATTGCACTTCCTGGTAATGCTAGTGATCTATTAACGCTTTCTGTTAAAAGTGTTGGCTATCCTTCTACTAATATTGATAAACTGACAGTCTATTATGGTAACAACTCTATCAACTTTGCTGGTAAGCCTTCTTACACAGATGTTGAAATTGTTGTTAATGACTTTATTGGTTTACAAACAGAAAGAATCCTTATGGCATGGAGCAAGAAAGTCTATAATCCAAAGACAGAAACTATTGGATGGGCAACAGATTACAAGAGAGACGGTTATCTGTTAGAGTACGCTCCAGACGGTACTAATGTAAGAAGAGTTCAGTTAAGAGGTTGTTTCCCAGGTACAGTAAGTCCTGGTGGATTTGATAACAGTGGAAACGATCTTCGTGAAATTTCTGTTACATTCTACTGTGATGTTGCTATTCCACTTGACAACTAATTTGTCATATTTAGAAGAGTACCGGATATGGAAAGTATCCGGTACTTTTTTATAAAATCTATGTTGGATTCCACACTAAATATATATTGTTTTTGTACTATGGGAAAACTCTTTTTGCTTAATGTTTAAATGGAGGAAATTAAATATGGCAAATATTATTACTGAAAGTATGGTGCTACCAAGTGCCACTTCCAAGATCTATGGTGACCACTTTGATGGACATCTCACTCTTCGTGCTATGACAACCGAAGAGGAAAGAATGCGTTTAAGTGGTCAATCTTTTTACAGTACAATGAGTACTATTGTGAACGAGTGTATTGTAGATAACAAGAATTCAGATGGAACCTATAAAATCGATTCTAGGTCATTTACAGAGTTTGATTTCTTTGCAGTATGTGTTAAATTAAGAATTATTTCTTATGGAAACAAATACAGAACTACTGCTATTTGTCCTGTATGTGGATATGAATTTGAGTATAAAGCAGATTTAGGTGACCTTATTTATAACACAGTACCTGAAGATTTTGTAGAACCGTATATTATAGGACCTTTACCTAGTAACGGTGATACATTAGGTTGTAGATTCTTAAGAATTAAAGACCGTATTGATATTGAAAAACAAAAAGAATTGTTCCTTGTAAAGCATCCAAATTATGATATCAATATTCAGGGTGATCCTGCATATACTATGGAAATGGAAAAACGAATTGTAACTGTAAACGGAAAAGAATTAGATTATATAACAGCTCCAGAATATGTTAAAAGTATGATTTCTATGGATAACTATGTTTATCATGAAAAAATAGATAAATTCCCATTCGGAGTTGTTAGACTTAATATGACAACTTGTCAAAATCCAAAAGGTTGTGAAGGTTCTGCTATTTGGATTTTAAAAGCAGACAGAGAGTTTTTTCGACCCTGCCTCGATGATTAATGGTCAACCCTATTCATTTTATAGATGTGACCAGATATTAAAAGAGCAATTACTTATTGCTTATTTATCTAATGGGGCTGTAACGGTAACAGAAACAAACAAGATGCCTATTCATGACAGAAAAGTATTATTAAATACTTTACGTCAAGCACAAGAAGAACGTAAGAAACAACTTGAAGAAATGGATAGGAACAGAAAGTTAAATCATCATAAACGATAGGAGTGAGGTAAAATGCCAGATGAAAATGGAAGTAGAATAAATAATGGCATGAACCCTACCGGTGATATCGTGAATACACTATTAATTGAGCTAAAAAACACATTTGTAGGTGCCTTTCAACAACAGAATAAACTACTTACAGATATTTTAACTCAACAAAAAGCCTCTACAAGTTATACATCAGGTTTCACTCGTTTTGGAAATAAATCTGTAAAAGATATTTTAAATCAGTTAGAAGATCTGGATGAAAACCTAGAAAGACTTCTAACACATACTAATTCTGAAATATATAAATTAAGAAACGATGCTAAAAAGCCTGTTAAATCAGTAGATTCTCTAGGTCTTGGAAAACAAATTTCTATACTAGAAAGATATCAAGAGAAACTATTAGGTATACAGTCGGAGATAACAGAAAAATTTAGTGACGAAATAGAAAAAATAAAAAAATTATCAGATCAAGTACAAATAAAGAAGGAACAACTTCAAAAAGAAAAAACATCACCTTCCAAAGGTAGTGAAGAAAGAGTTAGAGCCCTTGAAAGTTCTATAGAAAGTCTAACACGCAATATGATGGGTATTGCAGATGTCATACAAGATGCTGTTAGTGAACAAGTAGAACAAATTACTCGTGAAAAGAATAGAGAATTAGATAAACAACAAAGAAATCTGGATAAACTTATTCGTAGCTTTGATTTGGCACAACAAGGTAATCAGGAATTAGCAAGTATTTCTTCTTCCTTTGGTTCTTTTATAAGTAAACAACAAGAACAAGAAACAAAAGAAAATGCTAATGAAGAGTTTATGAAGGCTGTTAAACTTCAAAAAGAAACTCTTACCAAGTATCTTAAACAGATAAATGATAAGCTGAAACAAGACAAAAGTCTTACAAAAGAAGAAAAAGAATTATTAGGTAAACAAAAACAACTTACAATAGACCAGATAAATTATATGCGTAATTTAAATCCTGTTTCTGATATATGGAAAAAAGCTGGACAGGATATGAAGCAGGTAGGAAAAGATCTTGCTTCTGGATTACTAAACACAACATTAGGTCTATTAAAAAATAGATTTTTAGAATCTTATGAAAAAGGATTTCAAAGTGTATATAGTTCTTTAGAGTCTACTAGAAATACTATATCTGCAAGAATGGGTCTTAATCAAGGAGCTTTTGAAGACCTTATAAATGATTTACAGAAAGATCTAACTTCTCAAAACCTAGAAGGAGTTATGTCGGTTGTAGATTTACAAGAAGCTCTCGTTTCACTTTCTTCTGCAGGTATTACAGATAAAGAATTACTTAAAGAACTAACTATGGACATGGCTGAACTAAAAGCTAGTGGAAGTAGTTTAGATTTAAGTAATGAAGAAACACTATCCAGAATAGTTAATCTAGTAAAACAAGGAACAACCACAGAACAATTACGAACTTTCTTCCGTGCCGCATCTGCCGAAGAACGAGGTGTAAGAGATGCATTCGGTAGTGATACAGCATTAGTTCACGGTGGTTTCAATACAATACTAAATCAGGTTCTTGATATTGGTTCCGCTTATGGTAGATCCATGGAACAAATAGCAGATGACTTAAATTCTAGTATAACAGTAGCACAAGCAGGTGTTAAAGCAGGACTCGATAATGATTATTTTGTATCAAGACTAGCTAATATAGCACAAAAGTCTCCTCAAGAATTAAGTAAAGAAGAACTAATCTCTTATACTCAAGGTGTAACACCCAGTACTATAATGGAAGAAGGTTTCGAAGAAACTTATAAAAAACTAATATCTTCTGCTAATATCATTGCCGGAAACGCTGCATCCAATCCAGATATAGCCGCATCTGTTTTATCAGCTTATGGTTCAGCTATGACCACTTCTGGTGCTTTGAGATACGGTAAAAGTGAAGGTATTACTCAAACATCTATAGACGAGAGTACTATACAAGAAATGGCAAAAAGTACTACAAAGGCACTACAAGAAGCTGATTGGGTATCACAAACAGAAAAAGTTATGAATAAAGCTGAAAATGCTATGACAGATCTGGCTCAAATAGCTGAAAGGAATTATGAGGGAGATAAAGCATTTTTAGAAATAGGACATAAACTAGTAAATACTACAGGTAAGATTTTAGAAATACTTGCAAATGCCGGTGTCAGTACACTCAAAACTGCCCTTACAGGTGGTGGAACCGCAGTTGCTGGTGCTGCTGGTGCTGCCGGTATGGCAGGTAAGCTGGGTGGTGTTATAGGTAAAGTAGCTCCTTTTGCTGTAGGTTCCAGTGGAACTGTTTCTGGAACCATAGGTAAGAGTTTAGGTGTACTAGGTGGATTAGGAATAACCGGTTATAACTTATACCAGGATATTAAAGCAGGTGAAGGTTTAGAAGGTGTTCTAACTGACACAGGTATATGGACGGGTATTGGAACAACATTAGGTTCTGCTATACTAGGTCCACTAGGTGGTGCTGCTGGAGGTTTATTATTTAAAGGTGCCTCTAGTCTAGGTAACTTATTAGGTGATAAACTAGGCGACTGGTTTGTCTCTGACGATTCTTTGGTATTTAGTAATGCTGTTGCACAATTACAAGAAGCTGCTACTAAACTTTATGATAGTGCTAAAGCAGAATATAATAATATAACAGAGCAAGAAAATACATATAAGAGCTTTGATAGTAACCAAAGAAAACTTTATCTTTTACAAACAGGTCAATATGATGCCGAACAACTTGCTACAATGAAAGAACAAGACATAAATGATGAATTCCTGAAACTCGTTACACAACAATACGAAAACGAAAAGAAAGAAGCCGCATTAGAATTACAGAAACAGGCATTTATAAAACAGAATGCGGATAAACTTGTAGGTCTCCATGAAGATATGGGAAAAATAAGAAAAATGAGCACGGAAACAGACGAGTCCGGATCTTCCGAAATGGAACGTGCTATTACTGCTAGATTAGGTAAAGAAAGTGTTTCTTCTCTAGTTCAGATGGCATCTATGGACGGTATGTCAGCAGAACAAATTGTTGGAGATATGGCTTCTGATTTAGGTATTCAGGAAAAGGATAAAGAAGTTTATGTCCAGTATGTAGAAGGTATTATGAATCGAAAGAAGAAGTATGAAGCCGCTAATAAAGAATTCCAGGAAAAATGGAAACAAGCTGCTGATAAAACTTCAGATAAGAGTTCCTTTGGTATACTTGCATCGTATATTAAAGAATTTGGTATATCTCCTAATGTTATTATAGCTAATGATAATGTAAGTCCTTTACTTGTCAATGGGTTACCTAATTTGGAAGATTCCGGCGGAATGTATTATGAGAATAAATTTGTAGGTAGATATAGATCAGGTTTAACAAGAGTTCCTAGTAATAACTATCCTGCCATATTACATGAAGGTGAAAGAGTTCTTACTAAACGTGAATCAGATGTATATAATGAAATGTCATCTTATGCAATGAGTCAGATATCTTCTATGGCAAGTAATTCTTATTCAACTGCATATAATAGTAAACTTGATTCTGAATCCATTAACAGGTCTATAAACAACCAGACATCTTCTGTTGAGCAACTACTGAAACAGATAATACAAATGTTACAATCTATAAGTATAAATGTTAGAGGTTCTGGAATAGATAAAGGTAATAGTAGTATATTAAGAATGAATTCAAATATTACACAATTAAATACTGCTACATAAAGGAGGGTAGGATATGCAGAAACAATTTAAGGATACAGGTCTTGTGATACATTATATTCAACAAATGTTACAAGAAAACTTCAATTCAGATATTAAGATAAATTCTGAGTATTATCCATATATAGATATGAATTATGGATTTGCACATTATATTGCAAAGTATTTAGACCATACCTACCCTCTACTTGATAAAAAAGCTATAAGTGATTATAGTAACATTCAGAGAAGTGATGTTAGATCTTTGTCAGAACCAATATCAATATGTAATTACTTTTTATCAGATAATAAAAGAAATAGACTTATGTTTTCTAATTTTTATACAGACGAGGAATATGCTACATTACCTACATCAGTTAAGAAAGAGTACGAAGAAGAACCACAATCACTGTATAGAGAAATTTATAATAGATATATGGTTCTGAAGTATGATGGAAGTACAGGTATGTATAAACCTGGGTATCCTAAATACTTTAATCACAGAGATTTACCTTTGTTTTGTTTTGAAGAAGCTAACAATTATTATAGTGTGAATAACAATACAATATTCACACTTCAAGAATGGGGTTACGAAAAAGAAATATGTGAACTAGATGATCTAGTAACATCCTATCTTTTAGGTAGAACAATAACTCCTAATTCTTCAAGAGAAGATATATATTATGTTCAAAAACTTCTTATTCAAGATAGAAACATAACAAGAGAAGAAAAAGGTGTTTGGTGTATTCCTGGAATGGAAGGTACACAATATGATCTTACTCAGACGATTATAAATTATCAAAAACAAAGAGTAAACCCATTAAACGGTGGTAAAATATTTGTTACTGGTTATTTTGATATATTCACAGAAGCCTATGTATTAAAGGAAGTAGGTGTAAAATCAAATGGCATATTTGGATTATGAATACACCGAAACAGATACCTTTGCTAGTATCGCGGAAGAGTTTGGTATAACAACCACCGAACTATATAAGGTCAATAATATTTTATATCCTTATCCAGATAAACCGTCGGAATTGGTATGGTTGTCCGGTAACTTAAAGGTGCCTAATGTTCTTACAGGTAACGAATCATACGAGAACAGAGTTAGAGAAACAACTATCGAGGCTAAAGAAAGTAAACCACTTCAAAAATCTACAACAAATAAAGGTAGAGTAGGTTATTATTCGCAGAAGAAATGTTGGATACGAATAAATGGTATTATTTACTTTTTCCCTTGCTGGCCTGAAAATTATTCAGATACTAGACAGTCCAATTTTACAAGTCAACATCCTCTTGGAAGATCTGAACCGTTCCAAATCTATCAAAATTCTGGACCTAGAACTGTTTCCGTATCTTTTAGAATGCACAGAGAAATGGAACATACTAATACAGTAGAGGATATTGTAGCGGCTGTTCAGTCAGCTGTATATCCTACTGGTTCTGATTCTATAGTACCTAAAGTAACACTTAATCTAGGAAATAGTTGTTATATCACAGGTGTTATTGCTGGAACAGTTTCTACGGATTGGGGAGAAACTATAAATGCCGATGATAAATATAATGTAGTTACATTATCTTTTACCGTTACAGAGTGTACAGGTAATCCAAAATTAGCCGGAGAGATATTACAGGAAAGAGGTAGAGGAACATGAGATACGCTAAACCAAGAATTTACTCTGGTCTTTCTAGATACAGCATTTATAGACAAATAATAGATAGTAATAACGACACTTATTTAGAAACAGCAAATCAGTATATAATAAAAAAATCAGAAACAGATGTTTATCATGAAGTTCAACCTAACGAAGAGAATAGATTGACATAATTGCATATAAATATTATAATAATGCTGAATACTTCTGGGTTATAGCAATAGCAAATAGTATTGTAGATCCTTTTGTAATTAAAAGAGGAGATATTTTAAGAATACCCAATTTATCTTCTCTATTAGAATGGAAAGGTCCTTTATACGGTAGAGTATGAATAGTATAATGAATCGTGGGTTCGTAGGACCTTATATAATATTTGAATTTGCTAATGGAACTATTGATACTATTCCACCCAGATATTTTGCCAGATTTCATCAAAACAGAAGTGTTTCTCAAGCCTGTTCCTTCACACTTGAATTAAGTTATGCACCGGGTAATTTTGATGAACAGACAACTACTGTTATTCATAATCTCTTATTATCTTCTGTAAAACAGCCTGTTAGCTATAGATACGGATACAAGACACCTGGTGGTGGTATGACATTACAAAATCAGTATTATACTGGTATTTTTACAGAGTATGAAGAAACACTAGGTGAAGGATTTCTTACTTATACAATTAAAGGAATTGCTAGACAACTAGATATTGCTAATATACCAATAACTATGGAAGGATATATGT